TTTATTTTTTAGATTCTTAATAAACTTATCGTTTTTACGAGTGTTTACTTCTGTTTTCATTTTATCCTGAATGATGTTTAGTTTTCTTTTGCAGTTTTCTAATGCTAATAGTCTGCAACCTTTTTCCCAACCATTCTCATAAAATATATTGTATTCATTATCAGTAAGTTCTTGATAGTAATCTCCATTTTTAGAACAGTTAAGAATTTCTAATTTGCTTGGATATTTACTAATCTTAACTCCTACATTAATCATGCTCATACCTCCATTTCTTTTGTACTGTATGGTTTGATCTTGAAGTGCTTGATTAAATATATCGTCTTTACTATACATTAGATATTTTTTTAACGAACTCTTGATAGTCTTTGTCTTGATCTACTAATTTTTTAGCTTTTTCTACACCATTCATTATAGTATTATGTTGTACAGGTAATCCATTTTTTTCCATAAATCTTCTTATACTACTAATTTTAATAGGTCTTTCATATGCTAAATAATAAAGCATTTGTCTTGCTTCAGGTCTTGGTGAGACACGTGATTTTGAAAACATATCTTCCAATGATATATAAAATTGTTCAGCTACTAATTCAGCGTATGTATCAAATATTTCTTTTTTCATTTTACTTATTTTCTTTTTTTAAATTTTTTATTTCATACTGTAGATGGTGAATTGCTTTTTCTAAATCTTCAATATGCTTCTCTGTTAGTGTCATACCTTCTTCTTCTTTTTTACCTGCTCTTAAAAGGTAAGTAACAGCATTTCCTACATTGTATGAGCAGGAAAATCCATATACTACTTGTTCAGCTTCGTACCCGTTTTTTCCTATATAATAATTTGGTTTTTTTCTTATTTCTTTCATATCTATTTATAAATTCTTCGGTTAATGTTTTATTTAATTTATATTTACTCATATCATTTTTTACAATGATCTTTTCAGGTATTGGTAATGCGTATTTACACGCAGAAACAAATCTACCTTTTATTTCTATTTTATCAGTCTCTTTAAAGAAATTATTCATTTCAATAGTGTCTAATCTATGTGCTTTATTATAGTTCCTCAAGTGTTGTTCGGACCTGACTTGGTCCACTAAATATTGTGCTAATCTTTTCATTTTATTCAATTAAATTTTTAGGAGGTAGATAAGTGTATTAACGTGTTTGGCAATATCGCCTTTATACCTACCTCCCTAAATACAACAAGTCAAACATTTAATATTAAGGTATCTTACACCTATAAAATTATGGGATTATTCCCGACTTGTTATTTTGTTTTGTAATTATTTATAATAATTTTTTTTAGTATATCTTGATTAAGTTTTTGTAACCACTGTATATATTTTATATCAGGGTTGTCCTTTAACTTCTCCTTCAAGATTAACTGATGAACTTCTTTCATCTTGTGCAGAATTGTATTACGTTCTCCTTAATTTGTGGAGTCTGATCTTTGATTTTTTTATCTAAACTTTTAGATCTCATTTTTTCATACGTCTCTGCAACATATTTTACCCAAGATTTATAGTCCAATGGCTCGTATTTATACTTACCAAGTTTTGCCTTATATTCTCTATTCATAATTTTTATATTAGTTAATAAAAAAAAGAGGAAGAAACACGCCATACAGTTTCTTATTACGTTGTTGATCTCGCCTAACATCAACTCTTTCAAAATGAAAACAATTCCTTCAAAAATACATAATAATTAGTTAACAACCAAATCAATATGTAAATAATTGTCTTTTACTTCAAAACTATAGCTGTCACCTCTAACCATTCCTGTTTCATAATTAAACTTCATGTAGTCAATAACTTCATTTGGAATTCTAAAATTAGAATCAACAGCATAATCATTGATGTCTTTTGTCATTCCTTCAATGTCAAAATATTTTCTAATTAAATTATTTGCGTTTTCTTTAATTAAGTCGTGTGTTTCTTTGTTGACAAATTGAGGAACTAATGTGTCTATGTCGGTGATGACAGCATGGATGTCTTCATCAAAAGGTTTTACAGCCAGAACTTGTGTGTTTCTACCATCTGTCAGAATTATAGAATTATCTGTCGTATAATAAAAATGTGTGTATGGTATATTTTTTAAACGATGTGATACAGTTCTGTTACCGATTAACTCTGGTGTACACTCTTCTGGTTTTACTTCTAAAAAATTTAGATCTTTTGAATATTGTTTCCAAAAATATAAGTCTTGACCTTTTTTCCATTCTCTTAGTTTTGAATGTATAAGAGCTTGTTCACTGTGGGTATAACCTACACCAACTTTTGTTGTAGGGTATCTATATTTTTCTATTACACCATAACTTGAGCTTTGCGAATCACATGATATAGTGGCTATAAATTTTTTCATATTATATATTCTTTTATATTGTCTTTTATAAGTTTTCTTTTTACTTCTTGTAATGTCCACTTATAACCATCCTCCTCAAAGAATTCTTTGTAGAATTGTAAAAATTTTAATGTGTATTTCATATTACAAATTTAATTAATATTAGTCGTAAGTCTATTAGTTAATAATTTCTACAAAAATAAATAAAAAAAACTTAATAAACAAATATATTTAGATCTTTTTGTCGTGCGTCCTTAATTTAAGTCGTGCGTCCTTATACAAAAAAACCCCTCAAAAGAGGGGTGTACCAAGATTAATCTCAGCCATATTTATAGCTTTTTAAATTCATAATTATCAATCAATTTTTCTAAGCCATCATCACCTAATTCTCTGAACTTTTTCCTCTCTTCTTCTGTAGAAGACAAGTGAGATAAGATGTCAATGTATGTTTGTCCACCCATACCATCATTCCAAATAGTAATTCCCACCCTGTTTGTCTTGCATTCATAACCCTGACCTCTTCTTGTTTCAAAGTACCGAACATCTGTCACCTCTAATTCAGTTACCTTTTTTTCAGTCAGATTTTTAGCCATCCTGAAAATGTCTTTATTATTGTATGTCATTTTATTTTATTTTAATTATTGACTTGTTACCAAAACAACCTCATGGTATTCTTTCCCTTTCCCCCCAAAAGTTTTGTGTAACTCTACTTTAAATACCCATTCATTAGGTAAATCATCAGGAACATTATTCATTATTGTTCTGATTGGTATATCTTGAGGTAGTTTTTGTAATTCATTTATTAAATCCTTTACATCCATATCTATTTAATTTAATTTTGCGAGGATTATTCCTCTACCACGAAATCCCCAATGCGATTAGCATTGAGGCACGTGGAAAAAACAAAACAAAAACTATTCTTTAAGTGTATATGATTCTTTAGGTTTTAAAGGATTGACAACTGTTGTATGCTTACGATTGTATCTGAATTCTACAGCATCAACATGCATTAGAACACCACCCTGAGCAATACATTTTTCTACAACAACTCTGCCAAGATCGTTTGATTCTTCTCCATCCCATTCCATCTCTCCTTCAGCATAAATCTCTTCTCCTTTTGTACTCCATTCATGAAGTTTGTTTAAGAAAAATTCTATCCACTTTCTGCCCATGTAAGTCTTCTCTCCACCATCCCAAAAGAAAACTCCATACTTTTCACCCCAATTTGTTGTTCGGTTTTCAATCATAAATCCACACCATATGCTCGGCATTATTCTGTTGGGGTCTCCATATTGATGAAGTTCATCATCGTGTCGTGTGTCTCTGATTTCGGTATTCCAATAAGTCAATTCTTCTTTAGTGAATGCTCTATTGGTTTTTAATTGTCCATCCCAATCTGTATTGTATCCCATTTTTATTATTTTAAGTTAGTAATTAATCTGAATTGATAATCGTAGTCATCAAATTCACAATAGTATCTGTCTCCATTATCTGCAATCTGTCTGAGTCCCTCAATGTCTGTAGTAACCCATTCTTTTTCTTTATGCTCTTCAATCCAATTTTCTATTCTCCATTCTAAATCCTCTATAGTTTCATCGTATTGTTTTTTGGTAAATAGGGAAACAGTATTTATATTGCATAAGATACCGAATGCGTAAGTATCCTCTTTTAATTCATAAACTTGATA